TAATCTTTGAGGCGGGAACCCTAAATGCCAATTCAGTTTTTGGCTTGTCCATTCCATCTTGAACAGGTTTAAAGAAAAAAGGATAATTATTTGATATAGGAACAACTTTATCTGTAAACATTTTTTTAGCATCCGCCCCGGTTTTAGATAATATTCCAATTCTTGAATCTTTAGATATTGTTGCTATATTAGCACACTCTTCACTTCCCATATAAGAAAATCCTGAACGCCTAATTTTTAAATAACATATTCCAAAAGAACGAGAATCGGCTTTACAGGCTTCCCAATACAAATAGAACAACCTATTGGCTTCTCTAAAATTTGGGTATCCAACATCAATTTTAGTCCATTGCAAATACATATAATGAGATCCAGTAATATAAGTTTTAATGCCATTGTTGTAAAACCAAAAACCTTCTTCTCTTCTGTCAAATTCTTTTTCTATATAATCAACCCATGTATTTTTAAAAGATGATGGCGCTTCGTGCCATTGAAAAATTGATTGAATTTTTTTAAGCTGTTTTGAGTACTCAAATCTTTCCCAATATTGATTTTTCTGGCTAGAGTCTCTTTTGTGTATTTTTGAAGGAGCTTTAGGCAAGGCAATTTTAAGTCCGTTAATTGAAACTATATTTTCAATTTGACCTGATTTTGAAATTACAACTACATCATATTTTTCATTATATCCATAGCCCCATGATTTAGCTTTGTTTTTTACGCTAATCACACTTTTGGGAATAATATCTTTTAATTCCTTATATAAATTATGTTGATCTTCTTTCTGCAAAACCTCTTAATGTTGTGTCTTTTTTATTTTCTACTTCTTCCCCTAATAATTCTTTTTCAGCTTCTATTCTGGTTAATATTTCAAAAGCATCAAATATTGCTAATTTTTTAGATGCTGCTGCATTTTTTAATCTATCTGCAGCAATATCAGGAGATAAATCATCTAAGTCTTTTTTTAATATACTTTCATTAGCAACTTTAATAAGCTCTTTAACTGCTTTTTTACCTGCTTTTATTATTTCTAATTTTAAATCTGTATTATTCATTATCAAAATTATAAAACATTACTAAAACAATTCTAGGCTTAATAAATCTATTAGGGAACTTACTATGAAAATAATTACAAGGATAAGATAAAAGCCTGTTTTCTTTAAATCCTATAACTGATTTTAAATTCCATAATTCTGAATTATTAGAATCTTCTGTCAAAAGTCTGTTAAATTCATCTTCGTTTAAATCATCAGGAAATACATCTCCGTATTTTTTATGACTCCAAAAAGATGTTCCGGATAATCCTGAGTCTTCAGATTTAATATAAAAAACAACAGCTCTTTCGGGCTTTTGATTTTCAATTATAGAGTCGTTATGAATTCTCCAATCATCGTCTTGATTTAACTTAGCTTCTCTAATAAAAGAAAGTATATTGTTTATTTTTTTACCTTCAATTTTTTCTAATTTTTTTAAAATAAAAGATTGTATTTTCTCTGGAGTTTCTTTAACCCAAAAAGATTTACCTGGAGTATCAATTTTATTAAAATTGCTAGAATGATTTAATAATTCTTCAAACAAATTATTCGGTAAAAAATCATCTTCTATATATATCATAATACTAGAGTTATATTGCTATCAAACATTCTATATAATTTTTCATTATTTACTTTAAATTCATATTCTGAATCAGGTTGAAATGAAACCTTATCTCCCTCTTTAATTCCTTGACTATTTAGGTATTTGTTTGAATATTTTACTATACCCATTAAGGGCTCTTCATCTTGATGTGTTTTCAAGTAAAAGTTTTTTTTAGGTATTGGCTTAATCATACAATATTTAGAATGAGAGTGCCACCCATCTTTATTTTTATACATGAAAAATTGATCAAATTCTATAAAAAACAAATCATCTTTAAAAAAACTTTTTCCGCTTTTTTCTCTTCCTTTCATATCGTTATAATATTTAAAAACATTATGATGAACTAAAAGAGTATCGCCTATATTAATAGGCCCCGTGTAGTTAATTGGAGTTTCAACTACTATTGCATTTCTATTTGACGCAGTATGATCTTCTTTAGAGGTGCTGGTAATTAAATCAATATTTCCAATCTTCTTTGTGTTATCATACCTTTTGTCATTGAATGGTTTTACAATGAAATAAAAAGGTGATTTCATTCAAAGTTAATATTATACTCTATTGATATTGGCATGTTTTGATTAAATTCTTTCCATAAAAAAACTTCTTGAGAAGAGTTTTCTACCCAAATTTTTATAGATTCATTATCATGCTTTATTAAATGTATGTGATATCTTGAACCAAGTACTTCTTGGTTTACTATATAGTGCATTGCACTAGACTTGTAGTCCGCGCCTATTGAAATTTTTCTTATGTCCATTGTTATTAAATTTTATTTTCATATTAATTGTAATGAGGAGTTATATTAGTATTTCTTACTCCTTGCGCATTAAAGCCTGCGGTATACTCTCCGTTTTTAGATCTTTCGAAGTTAATTATAGAATTTACAACACCGGCTGTGTTTATCGCTTTAAAATACTGAGCTCCTTGAATATTAGTTAAGGGTGTAGACAAATTAACATCACTAAAAAATTGTTTTACAGCTCCTGGAAAAAATTCAGCTGCATATGCATTAACAGTTGTATTTAAATTAGAGCTAGATGAAACATGATAAGGCGTTCCCACAATAGGTTGAACTCCGTCATATAGTGATTCTAGAGTTACAAATACTGTATAATCTGTATTGTCTGCAGAGGTAAAACAACTACCACCTGCTGATAACCATGAACCAATTATAATTCTGTAATCTCCTGTTTCTTCAAATGCAAAGTACCTAGTCATATTTATACTCTGTGCATCAAATGTTTCTATACATAAACTTCCACAACCTCCAGAGCCTCCAGTTACAGTTGGGCAAGTAGCATCTTTATACAACCCAAATGGTTGACTAGAGCTTCTTATTTGATAACCATGATTTGTTCCGCTCGTCATTTGTATTCCCGACATATTAGTAGCATCAACCCATGATGATAATGCATCATTCCTTCTCTGAACTATAATTCCACCCGCCATTCCTTGTGAACTATGCCCTGCTGATATAGTCATGTCAATCATTAAAACAAAAGCTCCTTGTGATTGAGAACCTTGTGCCGCTGTTCCGTATTGTTGCCCTTGGTATGTTACACCTGCTCCTGCACATGCATCATTTGTAGTGTTAGATCCTAAAGTTGTTGGGGTAGTAATAGAGCTTGTTGTGACACTTGTGTATGTAGGATTTGAAGCTAGATTTGGTGCGTTTTGAGCAAACCATAATCCTTCTGCCATTTCTAAATTCAACATATTGTATGTCCCCATCCCAGGCAGATCTGTAGCTTGATAAGACTGCGAAAGTCTTGGCCAAACTTTAGTGGAGCCCTGGTATATTTTTGAGACATTATTAGTGCCTAGCTTTATATTCCCAAATGAAGGTGTAATTCCATTTACTTTAAAATCTGACGCCATAAAAAATTTTTAAATTATTACATACATGGTTGTTGCCACAGGATTTGTAATAGCAGTATACTCAGCCTGTGTTAAAGTAACAATCTCTACCACTACAGATGTTGCTGCTGATACCGTATCAGAGCCTACTTTATTTGCAAAAATATTGTAATCAGTTTGACCTAAATAACCATCTGAATTTCCACTAGCAATAGGAATTGAAATATCTGGCGTTGCCCCTCCTGAGGATGCTAATGGAGATGATGCCGTTACATCTGTTACTGTACCTGAATTTGATGTATATCCTGAGGGGTTAGTTGAGTCGTATGGGATAAATCCTAAAGCATTCGTTACATCCCCACTTGTTAGATTTAACGAACCACTTAATGTTATTTCTGGTGTATTTGGATCATTGTCACTTGTAATGCTAAGTCCTGCAACAGTACCTGTTGCTAATACATCAGTAACTGTTCCGCCTCCTGAAGAAGCGCCCGTAATTGTAACTCTTTTTATACCGCCCCCTTGATCGGTAATAACTGTACTTACATTTCCTGCTCCAACAAATTCAAGAGTATTACCATTATCAACTGTCTCTTGATTTCCACCGTCACCTAAAATTTCAAAGTCATAATTGTTTAAAGTAGGGAAATTTACTAAGTTTCCAAGTCCATTTACATATTCATTTGCATTTCCATCAAAGGAAAGTTCTAAAGTTCCATTTGATGTTATTGTATTTCCTGAGGTTGCATTTCCGTCTGAAGACAATTCAATGCTAGTAATTCCACCGCCTCCGCCTGAACCATTGGATGCTGCAGTTATTCTACCTTGAGCATCTACAGTTATGTCTGCGTTTGTATAACTTCCTGCTGTTACTGCTGTATCTTCTAGAGTAATAGTTACACCTAGTGGTGATGCTGCAACATCTGTATCGATACCTGTTCCACCTGACACTAAAAGTGTACTTCCACTGTTAACTGGCACAGGGTTTGTAGTTCCCGTATCTGCCCCTAAATTAAGAACAAAAGAACCGCCTCCACCTCCACCTGAAATTGGGTTAGTTGATGATCCGCTTCCTGTGTTAATTTGAACTACACCATTATTTACGAATAATCCACCTGTGGGAATTCCTCCTGCTTGTGCAGCGGCTTCATTAGTGTAAGCAAAATTTGAAATGGTAGGTAGCAAAACTCTAGGTACTTGTGTTACCCCGCCACCTCTTGTTACGCCACCTTCTGTTATAAGAAGGCCGTTAATATCATTTTGAGTACCAACACCTACTGCAAATTTAGTGAATCCTAAACCTAAAGTAAAGTTTGTATTTGGATAAGCAGTATTGTCATTTCTAAATCCTATAGCTAAACTTCCGTCTGTTCCATGAAGATTTCCACCCAACATAAAAGAATTATTAGCTGGATTACCTTGAGAGTCTACAGTCGGCCCCTCGTTGTTTTCTCCAAAAGCAAACATTGAATCTGCTCCTGAAACTACATTTGAATATCCTAAAACAAATCCGTTTTGCTCAGTGCTAACTTGATTTTGACCACCTGCAATAAAACTTGAATAAGAATTAGTTAAGGTGTTTGTATTTCCAATAATTGCAGATTGAACTGGCAATGCTAATGCTTGGTTTACTGATATAGTATTAAAAGTTCCTAAAACATAAGAACTTTGAACATCTCCTGTTATTGAATTGGATTTTCCCGCAACAATAGAAGATTGTGTTGTAGAAGATGTAGAGTTAGATACTCCAATATTTAAATTATAAGTTCCGTCTGCACCATTACTTCCTATACTATTAGGATTCGTTGTTCCTAATAATATGTTATTTCTAGATACAGACGCTGTTGGAGCTCCAGTTCCTGAATTTTCTCCATTAATCCATAAACCTTTATTTATTCTTACTCCATCATTTGAAAAATGAGCCTGATATTGTGTTCTGTTGGTTAAATTACCAGAACCAATAACACTTCCACCTCCAGCTCCTAAATATAATCTGTTATTTTGTGTGCTAGTCCCGACAGATAAATCATTACCAACTACTACCGCTCCAAGTTTCCCTGAAATAGTAAGATCGTTACCAAGTGCAATACTTTTTCTGCCGACTCCACCTGCTGTATTAGTTATTGTTATTTGTTCTCCAATTGCTCCTGAACTACCCGATATGCTATTTTGATTTCCAATAGCAAAATTACCGCTCCCTGGATTTGTGGCTGCCGTATCGTTTACAACATTGTTAGCTCCTAAAGAAATATGACCAACTCCTGCGTCTTCAGCCACTCTAGAACTATATCCTATTGCGGCAGAACCAACTGAATTAGAAACTGTTCCATTTCCAATTGCTATTGAATTAATTGCTGTACTTAATCCCGCTAACATTGCGATTGAATTTAATCCATCTGCTTGAGCGTTAATTCCTATTGCTACCGCACTCTCAGCTGTTGCTTGTGCATTAGTTCCTATTGCAATTGAATATACATTTGAAA